CGTAGAACTGGTTGATAGAATGGAAGATAAGATGAAACTTATCGACCTTGCTATTACTATGGCGTATGATGCTAAGGTAAACTATAATGATGTCTTCTATCAAGTGAGAATGTGGGACACTATCATTTACAATTATCTTAGAGATAAGAATGTTGTAATCCCACCAAAGGTCCCTGTAGACAAGAGTGAGAAGTTTGCTGGTGCTTATGTTAAAGAACCTAAACCCGGTAAATATGATTATGTTGTGAGTTTTGACCTTAACTCACTATATCCACATCTCATCATGCAATATGCTATCTCCCCTGAGACATTAGTCACAGTAGGAGATCTTACAGAAGAGATCGATAAATTGGAGAACGATGTATCTCGTGATCAAGAGAGGTTAGAAAATCTCATAAAGGCACGAGCAATCTCTACTAAAATCAATGTAGACAAACTACTAGATGAAGAGATTGATATGACTCCAATCAAAGAACTCGATCTTACTATCGCTGCTAACGGAGCAATGTATCGAAGAGTTCAAGGAATCTTACCTGAACTCATGTTCAAAATGTATGACGAGCGTAAACTTTACAAAAAAGAAATGCTCAAGTCAAAACAAAAACTAGTTGACATTGAATCTGAAATGAAAAGGAGGGGAATCCTATGAGCAAGTCCAAGTTCAAAAAGTATGGTGGACTCGTCCGCTATGACCATGAAAACAAAGTAATCTATCAAACTAGAGAGTTGAATCCTCCGACCACAAGCGCTCGGTTTAGGGATAAACTACGGAAAGAGTATCCAGACTATACAGTGGTGGCACCCGAATGAAAGAAGAAATTACACCAGACACCTATCGTAAAATGAACGAAGATTATGAGGAAAGAGGTGAGAACTTCCGAATCAAAATCCCCACACAACAGGAGATAGATGATCGCCCAATGGGTACATATATTGATTATGATTACCCTAAACCAGATCTAATTGCTGAAATGTGGGAGGAGTATAATAAAGAAAATGGAAAATGATTTCGACATCTTCTACTTCTGCTTCGGTCAACTAAGACAAGTTATTGTTGAGGTAGAACCTAGAATGAGGAGAGTAATTACAGCAGCAAACTATCAATGAGCGAAGACTACAGCAAACTTACAGACAACCAACTGATTCGTCTCCGTCAGAAGACGGTAAAGGATATCTCGAAGTTCAACAACTTCCAGATGGCGAAGAAGATTTCTCTCAACTCCGCTTATGGTGCTATTGGTAACAACTACTTTCGTTACTTTAAACTGGCAAATGCTGAGGCAATTACACTGTCTGGTCAGACTTCTATTCGTTGGATTGAGAATCGTATCAATAAATTCATGAATAATACTCTGGGAACAGATGGAGTTGATTATGTGATTGCTTCTGATACAGATTCAATCTATATTCACATGGGTCCTCTAGTAGAAAAGGCATTTAAAGATCCTGATACTCCAAAAGAGAAGATCGTAAATGCTCTTGATGCCTTCTGTCAGTCAAAGATTGAACCATTCATTGATGAATCTTACAAGGATTTGGCGGATTATGTAAATGCTTATGAGCAGAAGATGCAGATGAAGCGAGAGAACATCGCTGATCGTGGTATTTGGACTGCTAAGAAGCGATACATCCTCAATGTATGGGATAGCGAGGGTGTTAGATATGATGAACCAAAACTCAAGATGATGGGTATTGAGGCAGTCAAGTCATCAACACCTGCCCCTTGTAGGATTATGATTAAGGATGCTCTTAGACTGATGATGAGTGGCACCGAAGATGAGGTTATTGACTTCATTGCTAAGTGTCGTAAAGATTTTTCCAATCTACCACCAGAACAAGTATCTTTCCCGAGAAGCGTGAGTGACGTCGCCAAGTATAAATGCCCTGCTAGGATCTATTCAAAAGGAACTCCTATCCACTCTCGCGGAGCACTTTTGTTTAATCATTACATCAAAAAAGCAGGACTAGATAGAAAGTATACCTTGATTGGTAATGGTGAGAAGATCAAGTTTTGTTACTTGAAAGTTCCCAATACCATTGGGGAGAATGTGATTTCTTTTATCTCAGACTTCCCAAGAGAACTAGGTATCGAGAAATATGTAGATTATGATAGTCAATTTCAAAAGAGTTTCCTTGACCCATTGAAAATCATTCTCGATTCAATTGGTTGGAGCGCTGAAAAAACTGTATCCCTTGAATCATTCTTCACATGAAAACACCAGAATACGAAGAGGCAATGGACCTCTTCATTCAATCACTCCTCAAACCAGATCATGAGTTGAGGAATATTGCCAAAGAAGCAAGTTGTCTCGATGAATTGTTACAAATTCGAGATGATATGGTAAAATACTTACAAGACAAAAAATGACTATGAATTTTTTAAAGGATATTGTAAATGAAATTGGTGGTGACTACACAAAAATTGCCGCAGACATTGACGAAACGGAATCATACGTGGACACTGGTTCGCTCATCTTTAATGCTCTTGTATCTGGGTCTCTTAGCGGCGGCGTTTCTGCTAACAAAATTACTGCGATTGCTGGCGAAAGCAGCACTGGAAAAACTTTCTTCAGTCTTGCTGTCGTCAAAAATTTTCTTGATACTAATCCCGATGCATATTGCCTTTATTTCGATACTGAGGCTGCAATCAATAAAGGACTTCTTCAGTCAAGAGGTATCGACCTTAACAGAGTTGCTGTCGTCAATGTCGTTACCGTAGAGGAGTTTCGTAACAAGGCACTCAAAGCAGTGGATATTTATCTTAAGAAACCAGAAGATGAGCGCAGACCATGTATGTTTGTGCTAGACTCTCTTGGTATGCTATCTACTACCAAGGAGATAGAAGATACACTCAACGATAAGCAGGTCAGAGATATGACCAAGTCACAACTTATTAAAGGAACGTTTAGAATGCTTACCCTCAAACTGGGTCAGGCAAACATTCCTCTTATCGTTACAAATCACACCTATGATGTTATCGGATCCTATGTACCTACAAAAGAAATGGGAGGTGGTAGTGGCCTCAAGTACGCTGCTAGTACTATCATCCATCTTAGCAAGAAAAAAGAAAAGGATGGAAAAGAAGTCATCGGCAATATTATCAAAGCAAAGGTTGCTAAGTCTCGTCTGAGTAAAGAGAATAAAGAGGTAGAGGTTCGTCTCTATTATGATGAGCGTGGACTAGATCGCTACTATGGTCTCCTAGAACTAGGAGAGGCAGGTGGTCTTTGGAAAAACGTTGCCGGTCGTTATGATATGGGTGACGGTAAGAAAGTGTATGCTAAGGCAATACTCAAAGACCCCGAGTCTTATTTCACTGAAGAAGTTATGGAAAAACTAGAGGTAATCGCTAATGGAACTTACTCCTACGGAACATGATTATGATTCCATGATACTGTGGAGATCTAATCAATTAGTTGATGATGATCTCATTGACCAAGTTAGAGATGAAATAGTTGAGCATAAAGACTCAAAGTCTGACAGCGATAAGAACTTGGGAATGCTTCATAGCACCTACTTTATTCGTGAAAACAAACCAGATCTGAAATTTCTTAAAATATATCAGAACATTGTTGGTCACATTGTAGGTCAGACAGGATTACATAATTCCGATACTACTTTTGATTATTGGACACAAGTATACAATGGAAGTCATTGTGTCCATAATCATTTTGCTTGTCAAAATATTATATCTTTCGTTCACTTCATTAGACCAACGGATAAAAAATGTTTTTACTTTGATTTACTAGGTGAAAAAATCTATCCAAAACAAGACAAAGGTGATATAATTGTTTTCCCCTCGTGGGCACATCACGGTGTTGAGACGAGTTATGGAAACGAAAGAGTGACCGTGGCAGGAAATCTAATGTGGTCAATGATTAGAAATACAGATGTGAACAACACATATGTTCAACAAGTCACCGTTGTAAGAAAAGGATTATCTATTTTTGAATCCTTCAACAAAGATTAACTTACCCCGACATAATGGAAAGAATTGAAAACCTGATACTCAGGTCACTACTACACAATGAATCATACTCTAGAAAGGTTATCCCTTTTCTAGAACCAGAATACTTCCAGGACTCATCTGAGAGGGTAATCTTTGAAGAGATTGCTCGCTACATCGTCAAATACAACTCAAAGGCATCTGTGGAGGCAATCTCCATTGAGGTAGAGAATCGTGCTGACCTCACAGAAGAACAGGTGAGGGGCATCAGAGGCACCTTAGAGGACTTCCCAGAGGTCACAGGTACCGATGAGTGGATGGTTGATAGTACCGAGTCCTGGTGCCGTAAGCAGGCAATCTACAACGCTCTGATGGAGTCTGTGACCATCGCTAATGGTGATGACCCAAAGAAGAGTGAAGATGCTATCCCAAGTATCCTCTCTGATGCCCTAGCAGTATCCTTTGATAGTAATGTCGGTCACGACTATATTGAGAATGCTGAAGAAAGATGGGAGTTCTACCATAAGAAGGAAGATAAGATACCATTTGATATTGACCTACTCAATAAGATTACTAAGGGTGGTCTACCTAAGAAGACACTCAACATTGCCCTAGCAGGAACTGGTGTCGGTAAGTCACTCTTTATGTGTCATGTAGCATCATCGGCATTGATGTTAGGCAAGAATGTTCTTTACATCACTTGTGAGATGGCGGAAGAGAAGATTGCTGAGCGTATTGATGCTAATCTCCTCAATGTGAATATTCAAGATTTGACTGATATGCCTCGCCAGACCTTTCAGAATAAGGTATCCCAGTTGTCTACTAAAACACAAGGTAGTTTGGTTGTTAAAGAATATCCAACTGCCTCAGCACACGCTGGTCACTTCAGAGCACTTCTGAATGAGTTGAAACTGAAGAAGAACTTCACACCAGATATCATCTTCATTGACTATCTAAACATCTGTGCCTCGTCCCGTCTTCGTGCTGGATCAAATGTAAACTCCTACACACTCGTCAAGAGTATTGCTGAGGAGTTGAGAGGTCTTGCTGTGGAGTTTGATGTTCCTATCGTCAGTGCTACACAGACCACTCGTAGTGGTTATGGTAACAGCGATGTTGCTATCACCGATACCTCTGAATCTTTTGGTCTACCTGCTACTGCTGACTTGATGATTGCTCTTATCTCTACTGAGGAATTAGAAGAGTTGGGTCAGATTATGGTCAAGCAGTTGAAGAATAGATACAATGATCCATCACGTCACAAACGTTTTGTGGTCGGTATTGACAGAGCAAAGATGAGATTGTATGATTGTGAGCAGTCAGCACAAGAGGATATTCTAGACTCAGGTGATGACGAAGAAAAACCATCTCTCAAAGATAAATTTGCTAAATTGAATTTCTAATGCTAGAATAGTCCCATCACTTATTATAAAAATGTCCCAGAACGTAGATTTTAATCGCTATCTAGAATTCGTAGATGGTGTAACCAGTTTAGAGAGTCGTAAGACTGGTGCCTTTGTTGAGCGTAATAAAGCACTCAAACTCCGTGGAAAAGACCTCTGTCGTCTTTTGACTGCTGCTATTGGCGTCACTGCTGAGGGTGGTGAGTTTGCCGAGATTGCTAAGAAGATTGCCTTCCAAGGTAAAGAGTGGACCCCGGATGAGGAGTACCACATGAAGCGTGAGTTGGGTGATATCCTATGGTATGTTGCTCAAGCATGTATTTGTCTTGATGTATCTTTTGAGGAGTTGATTGAAATGAATGTTGAGAAACTAGAGAAGCGCTATCCAGGCGGTTCATTTAATGTCCATTATTCTGAGAATCGTCAACAAGGTGATCTGTGAATAGCACAATCAAGTATATTATTGTTGGTCTAGTCGCCACATTAGTATGGGAATTCGGACACCCATACATTCCAGGTCTAGTTGTAGACCATGATCATACACACATTGAGGAGAAGAACTAATGGATCCAATTACTCTCGCTGACTATCAAGAGTTTGATACAGACTTTTGGGAAAAGTATTTTTATGTGAACGAGAAACTCGGTTCACAATCAACACCAGAGCAAGTTATCGCTGTTATGGAGAGTCTTGCTGGTGTTGTTGTTGCTAAAAGAGAGGAGAAGGAAAAGGAAGACTACGCACCTATGGGGTTCAATAAAACTAAATAAAAGTGATTTAGTTACTCTAGAAGAATGAAGACATTTAGTAAGTTCCTTGAAGATCTTGAAGAAAGTAAAAGTCTATCAAGAGTTGTAGACAAGACTGAGAAGAAAGGTATTGCTGTAATGTCTGCTGATAGAGGAGATAAGACTAAGAAAGAAAAGTCAAAGCGTTCTAAGGATCTCGTTAAAAAAATTCGTGGTGCTGGTCTTCCCGGTCCCACGAAAGTGACGGGTGCTTATAACGAGAAAGATCATGGTGAGCAGAAAGAAAAGTCCTTCGTAGTATCTTCTGGTAAAAAAGGTAAGAGAAAGTTCAAGAAAATTGTCGGCAAACTAGGACAAGAGGGTGGACTTAAGCAGAAGAAGAATCAAGAAAAAGATTCTAAAAAGGATGATCAAGACTCCGTACTAATCAAGCAGAAGAAGGGCAAGGATGCTAAAGCATCTTGGTTAGGAACTTCTAGAAGAAAGGATGCTGATCCTAAGAAAGGTAAGAAGTATGATCAGGGTAAGATGTCTACCAAAGATGCTGCTGGTGAACTTAAACCAGGAGAAGGAGCAACTAAGGTTGGAAAGAAAAAACTTCAATTCAAATAAGTTGTAAAAAACAAATACTTGTGTTATAATAATTCAGTATTCGGGTCCATAGTTAAACGGATATAACCCCCGCCTTCTAAGCGGTTATTCTAGGTTCGATTCCTAGTGGACCTGTTGGGGAATTCGACGGAATTCTCCTGGGTATGACTGAATAATCCTATGTGGCCAACGCACGGGATAAAGTAAAGTAGGCAAGGGTGTGGTGCCCGCCATATCACCCGGAGACGGGAGATATGAGAACTCGATACCAAGAGTGCTGAAAGTCTAGGGCAAATTATGCAGTAGTGCTGGCTGTCCTAGTGGAGGTAAACTGAAATCCTCTCACCCAACCCATTCCTCTGTAGCTCAGCGGTAGAGCCATCGACTGTTAATCGATTGGTCCCAGGTTCGAATCCTGGCGGGGGAGTAGGGGAGATTAGCTCAGCGGTAGAGCAGTTCCTTTACACGGAAAAGGTCACAAGTTCGATCCTTGTATCTCCCATATAAATAAAAGCAATGTGAAATTATAAAAT